CTTGGCATACAAAACGTGTGCAAGCTGTGAAGACGAGATCGACTACGGCGATGACTTAATTGTCGTCACTAGTCGGTTCTCTGAAGTCCTAAAAGTCTTCCAAGACGAACTGATGTCCATTGCTGACTGCATGGGCATGTTTGATGACTTCATCCTGTTCTTTAGCAGCCCACAAAATTTCAGGAAAAAAATTTACCCTGATTACAAGGGTCATCGTCAACGTAAGAAGCCTTGTGGCTACAAACGTCTCCTGAACTGGTGTGGTGATAACTACGTCACCATGATGATCGACAACTTGGAAGCCGACGATGCCATTGGCATCTTTGCAACCGATCCAATTGAAGCTGATCAGGAGCACATCATCTGCTCTCCAGACAAAGACATGCGTCAGATCCCTGGTCTTTTATTTGACCTAACAAACCCTGTGACTGAAATCACCAAGGAAGAGGGGGATCGCTGGCACCTGATTCAAACGATGAGTGGTGACCAGACAGATGGCTACGCCGGAGCACCTGGCATTGGAATCAAACGTGCTGACGCAATCTTTGAAAAGAAAGGCTGTAGTTGGAAAACGGTTGTTGAAACCTTTGAGGACAAAGGACTTACTCAAGACGACGCTCTAATGAACGCCCGTCTGGCTCGCATCCTTCGTTACTCAGACTTTGATCACGAAACTAATGAGCCCATCCTTTGGACCCCCACCGCCGATCGTCGAACTGACGATGGAGCAGAGCTTCAAGCTGAGGAGACTGCAGGACTTACTGCCTGAAGCCAATAAGGAAGACATCATCACCGTCTTCCTTTCTCTTCAACACCAAAACTTTGTTTTATCAAACACTGTCTCTAACCTTGTGAAACAATGGCCGACCCAGTTGGACCTTCTTACTACAAAAGAGGATCAATCGAAGTCTGGGACTTCATCCGAGACCAAGGACTAACCTATCACCTTGGATGTGCAATCAAATATGTGTGCCGTGCTGGTCACAAAGATGATGCAATCCAAGATCTAACCAAAGCAATTCATTACTTAGAAAACGAACGTGAGTTTCTACGAGAGTGCAGCGACCGAGTTTCGGAAGAAGTACGAGCTGCCAAACGCATTGACGATTTCCTCTTTGAGTCTGCAGCAGAATTTGATCGCTGAGGAATACGTTGAGCTTAACCAGGCATACAACGTTCTCAAGAAAGACATCACTAATCTCAGAGCACGAGAGGAGATGCTCAAAGAACTAGCAGATCTTCTGTATGTCATTCATCAGATGGCTGCTTGTTTCGATTGGGATTTACAGACTGCTCACAATCGGGTCCACGAAAGCAACCTCAGCAAGCTTGGACCTGACGGTAAACCCATCCGTCGTGAAGACGGAAAGATCCTCAAAGGTCCTAACTACTTCGTCCCTTCACTCATCGATCTTGTCTAATACCACTGTGAAAAAAGAACTCATCGCACGAACCGGTCGTGTACAAAGTTGGATTGATGATCCAACATCTCGTCTCCCCGTCAGCTGCACTGTGTTTGTAGTTGAGGACAGCATGACAGGACCAGATGGCATCGAAGCCAGTTGGAAATTCGTGTCTCACGCACTACGTCATGGAGCAGGCGTTGCTGTGCATCTATCTAAGCTCCGCCCCAAAGGATCTGAAAACGGCAAGGGTCTTGTGGCTTCTGGTCCGGTGTCCTTCGCCAAAATCTACTCGACACTAAATGAAATCCTCAGACGTGGTGGCGTTTATAAAAACGGTGCCGTTGTTGCTCATCTGGATCTTAATCATCCCGATATCTTGGATTTTATTACCGCTAGTCGTAGTGAGCTTCCTTGGATTAAGCGTTGCGTCAACATTAATGACTATTGGTGGGAAGAATCCCCGACGCAAATCCGTGAAGCTCTTCTACAAGGAATCCGCCAGGGAGACATCTGGCTAAACAAAACAAAGATCGATGAAAATGGACGCCGAATCCGTGGGAACGTATGCCTGGAGGTGTATCTGCCCTCACGGGGAACCTGTCTCCTGCAGCATGTCAACCTCGGCGCATGCGAACTCAATGACATTCAAGGTGCATTCTTCGACGGAATGTCCGAGCTGTGCGCCCTCCATGGAAAGACAGGTATCGGAGATAGCGGGGAGTACCTCCCTCCAGAGACGGATCGCCAAGTCGGTTTGGGCATGCTCGGACTGGCCAACCTGCTCCGTCATCTAGGTGTCACTTATCAGGAATTCGGTGCAGCACTTGCTGACGTCAATGCGGGTCGACCGTATGAGGTCACTGTTGCTCACCTGATTGCTACTGAAATGAAGCGTGGTATTCAGCAAGCTGCTCAAGTTGCCCGCTACAACAAGATGGATCGGGCATTCGCGATTGCTCCGACTGCCTCTTGTTCTTATCGCTATAAGGATCTTGATGGGTTTACTACCTGTCCTGAGATCGCACCTCCCATTGCCCGTCAAGTGGACCGTGACAGCGGAACCTTTGGCGTCCAGAGCTTCGACTACGGAGACGTAGAAATTGCAAGTGAAGTTGGCTGGGAGAACTATCGGAAAGTAGTTGATGGCATCATCAGGATGCTTGACGCTACGGGACTTCTTCATGGATATAGCTTTAACTCGTGGAGTGACGTTGTCACCTACGACGAAGCTTTCATCGAAGAGTGGTTGCGATCCCCGCAGACCTCCCTTTACTACAGCTTGCAGGTTATGGGAGACACGCAGGATAAGACCGACGCATATGCAGCGCTTGGTGAGTCTGAAGTTGATGCCTACCTGGAAGCACTTCTAAATGACCCAGCACCAGATTGTAATTGCGGCGAATGAACCCCTACGACAAACTCCTTTCGCGTAAGCGGACTTGGACTCCCGTCCAGACAACTGCAGGAAAGTTGGTTGAGGGCTCGGAAGAAACTATCTTCCGGGCTCTTGCCATCCGACACATGGAACTTCCTGTTGGTGACTTTATCCAAGATGCTCTCGATCATGAAGTTCCAGAAATGGCACGCGGTCTCCTTCGATCCAATATCCAGGACGAAGTTAAACACGACCTGGCTCTCAATTACATCACCAACGCTATTGGGTTGGACGAAAAAGCTGAAGCCGAAGCGTTACGGATCCGTGATGCTTGGATCTCGCATCCAGATCACACAATCCTCAAGGCGTTGGTTGCCGAGCGTGCGATTTTCTTCGTACTTCTCCCCTTCTTCCGCTTTAATGGTGACGCTGGTCTCCGAACAGTAAGCGCTGACATCAGTAGAGATGAGCAAGTACATGTGGCAACGAATAGCTTGGTATGTCGGGAGCTTAATCTCGATTGGAGTCCTTCTTTGGATAAGCTCCGGAAGGCAACCATTAATTGGGTGATGCAACCTCTTGGTCAATCAGCCAATAAATTTCTAGACAAAAAATTTTGGTTGGATTCTAGTGATCGTCTGATGTACGAAGGAAAAGCTCCTGAGCTTTCTGATACCAGGCGTGCTCGTATGCCAGCCTTCTTTGAACATGCAAATCAAAACCTCCCACAGTACGCTTAATCTTGGGCTAACTGTGGATCGTCTTCTAGAAGAACTGGAAGACACATACCCTGTAGTAAATCCATCTCCAGACACCACTGTTAATCAGATCATGTATAGAGCTGGTCAACGGAGTGTCGTGGAGTGGATTCAATCACGTCTATCCGAAGAGGACTAACAAATGTGTTCCGGTAACTCTGGCCGTAGAGCCCACCACGCCGCTGAACAAGCAAAGCGTGAGGCTGGTCAGGCAGCAGCAGCTGCCGCTCAACGTCAAGAGCAAGCGTACAAAGAGATGCTTGCCATGATCCCTGAAGCCCCTAAGAAGGCTGACTACACACCCCCTCCGATGTCTACACGCAGCAGCCTGGATGACAACTCTGGTGTCCGTACTGCTAAGTCGAAGCGGAAGTCAACTATGAATGTCAACAAGGGTATTGCTGCCCTTCGTATTCCTCTGAACACTGGTGGATCCAAAGGTTCAGGTATCAACGTTGGTTAATTAAATGCACGCACGATCTAGGTACGATCAACTGACACGCAAACGTGCTCAGTTTCTAGACGTAGCTGTTCAGTGCTCTAGGTTGACCCTTCCGTACCTCATCCAAAACGATGAGGGTCGTACTACCTGGCAGAAACTTCCCACACCTTGGCAGTCAGTTGGAGCTAAGGCAGTTGTCACGCTCAGCGCAAAGCTGATGTTGGCTCTACTTCCTCCGCAGACTACGTTCTTCAAGCTTCAGGTTCGTGATGACAAGCTAGGCACTGAACTGCCTGCTGAGATCCGATCTGAACTTGACCTGAACTTCGCCAAGCTTGAGCGGATGGTGATGGATTCGATTGCTG